TAATAAATTAGAATGGCAGGTGGCCAATGGATATAGAAAAGACTATAGCGAATTTGATATTAGATATACAGCAGAGCAAATACACCGCCTCACTAACTCTTATTCGGGAGGTGAGGCAGTTGAAAACTAATAAATCATACTTCTCACATGATAGCAACGCAAGAAATTCAGATAAGTTGTTAAAAGTAAGAATGGATTTAGGGGCCGAGGGATACGCGATATATTTCATGATCCTTGAAAGGCTACGTGAAGAAGATGATTATATAAGCAAAAATGATTATATGATGATTGCGTATGATCTTCGTGTTGATGAAGAAAAGGTTAAAAAAGTAATCAATGATTATGATTTGTTTATAGTTGATGATGATGTTTTTTACTCTAAAAGCTTCATGGAACGAATGAATATTAAAGACCTGAAAAGGTTGAAAGCACAGGAATCTATCAATAAAAGATGGGACAAAGAAAAAAATAAAAGAAATGATGATGAATACGAACGTAATACGAACGTAATACGAACGTATGATAAGCGTAATACGAATTTATACAAAGAAAAGAAAAGTAAAGAAAAGAAAAGTAAAGATAATATATATACTGCATCTGCTGATGCACATGCAGAACTCAAATCTGAAATACAGGGGAGAATATGGGCAGCCTATCCGGTGAAGAAAGGTAAGATCCACGCTATGAAAAGCATTGAAAAACTGCTAAAAGGCTATACAGAGCAACAGGTACTCAAGGCAATAGCGACCTACAAGGCAGATGTTGAGAAGCAGAAGGCATCAGGATTTAAGGAGTTGAGGTATAAGCAAGGGGACACTTTCTTCAGGACTGGTATATATGACTATCTAGACCTGGAAGGCGGTGAGACTATTGAATCAAATAGACTGGGCCAAGCGAATGAGGGAACTACAGGCAAAGCAGACAAGTGGAGTAACTACGACTTTGGAGACAAAGACTTATAAATGTCCTGAGTGTGAAGACCTGGAATATATTCCAAAAATCATTGATGGTGTAGAAGTGATGGTTGAATGTACTTGTAAAGCTGAAAGAGACCATGAAAGGGCCTTAGCTAGATCAGGGATTCTTGATAAGTTCAAGTCTAAAAACTTTGGCAATTTTGTGGAAACACAAGTCAACAAAGATATCAAGAATGCTTGCATGGACTATGTTAAATCCAAAGCCTATGCAGAGACTAAAAGCCTGATGATATTAGGGCAAGTGGGAAGTGGCAAGACTCACTTAGCAATGGCAATAGCTAATAATCTACTGGCCAAGGGTGTTGAAGTCAAATACATAGACTACAGGGGCTTTATGACTCAAATCAAGCAGTCTATAACCGATAGGGAAGAATACCAGGAGTTAATAGAAAGCGTCAAAAGGGCAGAGGTCCTATATGTTGACGATCTATACAAGGGTAGGGTCACAGAGTCAGATATAAACATCATGTTTGAGATTATAAATTCGAGATATCTGGCCGACATGCCGGTAATAATCACATCAGAGTTAGGACCAAGCAAATTAATTGAAATAGACGAGGGGATAGCAAGTAGACTAATGGAAATGGCAGAAGAATATATGCTAATTTCTAAGGGAACAAATAAAAGACTGGAAAGGTGGCAAAATGAATAAGTTCAACAAAATAATGACCATATTCATATATGGCAGACCTATCACCAAAAAGAACAGTCAAAGACTGGTAATGATGGGAAATAGACCTAGAATATTACCATCTAAGGCCTATGTTGATTACAGGAAAGACTGCCTAAGGCAGATATCAGGAAACTATAGGCAAAAGATAAATAGGGCGATTAATCTTAGATGCCTATATTTCATGCCGACACGCCACAGGGTGGACCTTGTAAATCTACTGGAAGCAACCTGCGACATATTGGTAGATGCTGGAGTTATTGAAGACGACAACAAAAATATTGTAGCTTCCCATGATGGGTCTAGGGTCTTATATGACAAGCATAATCCAAGAGTTGAGATATACATTGAAGAGGTATGGGAATATGAAAGTACCATGTAAAGGCTGCACGGATAGACAACCAGGATGCCATGACAAATGCAATAAGTACAAGGCGTTTAATGATGAAAGGGAAGCCATCAGGAGTAAAAGGCATGTGAATGTTGAGTCAAGGGCCTATGCTTGTGATGGATCCATGAGGAATTGGAAGAATAAAAAGGGACTAAAGAAAAAAGTAAAATATGACTGGTGATAAAGATGACGGAAAAGGAAAAACTATTAAATTTTATAGACGACTGCATAGATGAGAATATAGGCTTTAAGTTCAATGGGCGTTATTCTGTGATGGAGAATTATATGTTAAAGAGATTAAATATACCATTGATATGCTAAGCGGTTGTAAGCAGATATTTAATCAAAGTGTTGGAGATGATTTAACCTATAATGGTGATTTGCCAGTAACTGGCAGAGTATTAGGATATGAGTTATTAGGAAGAGAGGATTGGTAGAATGGGTAACTACAAACAGTTTAACAGCCTTGAATTTGGGCTGATAAGGACTGTTATGGTAAATAACGAGCCTTATTTTGTGGGTAAGGACATAGCTTGTGCATTAGGTTATTCTAACCCCAGTAAAGCATTAACAGACCACGTAGATCCTGAGGACAAACTCAATAACGATTCGTTATCGAGTTTGGGGCAGAGAGGTGGCTGGCTAATTAATGAGTCAGGAATGTATAGCCTAATCATGGGAAGCAAGCTAGAAAAGGCTAAGAAGTTTAAAAAGTGGGTGACTAGTAAAGTGTTACCTGATATACGCAGGACAGGAATGTATGCCACAGATGAACTTTTAAATAATCCTGATTTACTAATCAAGATGGCTACACAGCTAAAAGAGGAAAGACAAGCAAGGCAAGAGTTGGAACATATCAACCAAGCTAATCAACCCAAGGTACTATTTGCCGATAGTGTGGCCAGTAGCAAGCAGACGATACTAATAGGGGACTTGGCCAAGTTAATCAAACAGAATGGATATGACATAGGCCAAAATAGGTTGTTTGAGTGGTTAAGGGCTAATGGATACCTGATAAGTAGAAATGGTGAAAGTTACAATATGCCAACGCAGAGGGCCATGGACTTAGAATTATTTGAGGTTAAGGAAAGAACGCATTTAAATCCTGATGGATCAGTAAGGCTAACTAAGACTACTAAGGTAACTGGTAAGGGTCAAGTATACTTTATAAATAAGTTTTTACAAAGTTGAAGTGGCAGTTAACTATTAGTGATAACCTAAGAATATTTATAAAAATGGAAAGATACACAAGGGAGATGAAACATGGACGAAAATCAAAAACAAAAATTTAAAATAAAGCTGATATCTCTAGATGAAAAGCTAAGGAAAAAACGAAATTTAGAAATGGAAATAAATCATCGATGGAATGTATTGTTAAAAGAAGAATCGCTGACAAATACTGACAGGCATTTAATATCAACAGCTTTAAATAGTCAATTTGGTAGTGTTGAAAGCAAAATCAAAAAAGAATATAAGAATCACAACAGAGAACTACCAGAGATTTTAAGAGATTTATAAGGAGAAGATAGTTATGACAAACACAAATAAAGAAAAGCACCTTGTTGTTAAGTATTTTGATTATTATGCAGAGAAAGAATACTATTTTGATACAGAAAAAGAAGCGAGGGAGTTTGAAAAACAGGAAAATGATAAGATAAGGCATTATCCAAATACAGAGTTTATGTATAAAGGTATTGTAGAGTAATATTGAGAATTGGAAAGGAATTGCCAAGATGAAAGTAGATAAGATATACAGGTTAGAATCCAGAATAGACTGGCAGGATAATTTAACATTAAATAATCAATTCTATACAAGCAAGGAAGAAGCCTTGCAGCAACTGGCAGATTTTAAGGAAGAAATAGAAGAAGCATATGCAGACTATGATGGTATAGAATATGGAATTCATATAGTTTTACAAGAAATAAAGCTAACAGGGATAGAGGATATAGATTGTGATGCAAAAGAAATATTACTATCCGAGTGGGTTTGTGATGAAAAAGCCACAGAAGAGCAATGGGATGATATGAGAAGAGATGGTAAAGAAGTAGATAAGAGCATACAAATAGGTATGTGGGAAGATTATGATATTAACCAAGGAGAATAATGATGAATAATGTTGTTTTAGTTGGAAGATTAACCAAGGATCCTGAGCTTAGATATTTAACGTCAGGAACAGCAGTAGCTACATTTACAATGGCTATTGATAGAGATTATAAAAATAAGGACGGGTCAACTACTACAGATTTCATACCTGTAGAGATAATGGGTAAGCCTGCAGAGTTTGTAGCCAATTACATCACTAAAGGCAGGCTAGTAGGTGTACAGGGGTCTATCAGGGTTGATAGGTACGAAACACCGGATGGCGAAAAAAGGACATTCACAAAGGTAGCAGGTAGAAATATACAGGCATTAGAAAGCAAGGCAAAGGTTGAACAGGGCGAACAGGCACCGCAGGAGTCACAGGCCGAGTTTAGTGCTGTAGATGATGACGATGTACCATTCTAAGGATCAGGTGAACAATGATTAATTCAGAAATATTATATCGATTATTTGAATGTAAAGAAGGATTTGAACTTCCTGATAAGATTATCGATTTATATATAAATAATAGACAAAAATTAGAGAATATAGCTAATGAATTATCTGAAGGTATAGATCTTAACGACAAGGATAGCGATTTATTTTTAGAATATTTTCAAACTGAACACAGTGACAGAAAGGCCTTAAAGCAGGACTATACACCAAGCGAAATAAGTAAGCTTATACACAAGTTGGTCAAAAGAGATGGTCTTGTACTAGATCTTTGTGCAGGAACTGGAAGCTTATCTATTCCTTGGTTGATAGATGGCAATAGCAATGAAAGGATAATGGAATTCAGGGAATACTCCAAGAGGGCCACTGCATTTTTGTTATTAAACTTGATAATAAGAAAAGCAAATGCAACGGTAAGGCAAATGGATGTATTAACAGGGGAATGCTTCCAGGTGTTAGAAGTGGGGTCGCCACCAAACATTGAACGCAAGTTTGATGTTATTATTTCAAACCCACCTTATTCACAAAATTGGAGTCCAGTTTCGCTAATAGACGAATTAAAAGCACCACCAAAATCAAAGGCAGATTATGCGTTCATAATTAGAGGCTTGGAAAACCTTAGTGATGATGGTGTTATGGTGATGGTCCTACCACATGGGGTTCTGTTTAGAGGAAATGCAGAAGGTGAAATAAGGAAGTGGTTGCTGGAAAAAGGATATATTGAAGCTGTGATTGGACTACCTGATTCAATGTTCCAAAATACAGGGATTCCGGTTTGCTTAGTCATTTTTAGAAAAAATCGTAAGGACAAAAATGTATTATTTATCGATGCAAGCAGGGAATTTGTTAAGATTAATAAATTCAACAAGCTAGAAGGAAAACACATTGATAAGATTGATTCGGTTTACAAAAATAAATTTGAAGTTGAAAAATATTCGCATATTGCAAGTTACGAAGAAATTAAGAAAAATGATTTTAATCTGAACATTCCAAGGTATGTAGATACATTTGAGAAGGAAGAATGTGAGCCCTTGGACGTTGCTATGGCCGATTTATTGGCAATACAGACAGACATAGTCAAAACTCAGGGGGAATTTATATCTATGATGAAAGAGCTGTGTGGTGATAGTGATGAAGTGCAGCATGAGTTAAATAAGGCTGTTGAGTTTTTGAATTATTCTCAAAAAGTGGAGGTGGATATGCTTGAAAGTGTTGTTAAAGAATTTAGCAAATGTTGATAGAGTAAAAAAAGGACAAATATATAGGTCTGGAACTGTATATATAGGAGTGAGTGCAACCAAAGGTGGGGATGTACATTATTTAGAAGAAGATGGAGAAATTGAAGATAAATATGCTGCAGTGGAATTTGATGGAAGATATAACAGTAAATATTTATATTATGCAATATCATCTGTTCATGAAATGTGGCTAACCAAATATATACAAAATATCAATGTTTCGATTTTAGATTTAAAAGAGATGGAGATTGATATTATCACAGATATAGATAAACAAAACGAAATAGTAAACAAGCTTAATTTGTTGGATGCCTGGGCAGAAAGCGAAAAACAAATGATAAGTGCCTGGAAAAATGTCAAAAAAACAGCTTTAGAAAAAATGTTTATATAGCACAAAAGGATATCACAGATAGGGGGTTAAATATGATGAGAGAAGAATTAAATAAATTAGAAGAACAGATTAAGAATAAAGCGGTGGCGCCATACATAGCGGGTGAAATGCCTGACATGGTCAATAGTCCAGCACATTATAAGCTAGATGGATTAGATATAGAGTCCAAGGATGTTCTAAAATCAGTCTTAGGCACTAAAGGATATGTTCACTGGGCTTGCGGAAACGCACTTAAATATATCTTCAGGTGGGAGAAGAAAAACGGCCTTGAGGACTTAAAGAAGGCTAGGAAAAATCTTGATTTTGCAATCGAAACTTTGGAAAGTGGGTGCAAATAATATGAGTTATTTGGATTATAGGAAGCTGCCCAAGAAAATATACTACACCGCAATAGTCGTGGTTGTTTTATGCAGCGTGTTCTTAGCTGGGGCTTATGTAGGGAAGATGGTCCAAGAGGAACAGGATAGGCTGTATGTGGGCAAAGTGGTTGAAAAAGAACACGTGCCAGAAAAGATAGAAAACGGCGAGAAATTTGACGAAGCATATTACATAGTGGTTGAAGATAATCACGGGGAATGCCTAAGATACAATGTATCAAAAGATGTATACAAGCAGGTTGAAATAAAAGACCTATGGAGAAGGTAGGGGGATAATATGAATAATAAAAGATGGACCGAAGAAGAACTACAGTATTTATTAAATAACATCAAAGACAAACCTGATGTTCTATTTGAAAAGTTCTCTATAGAGTTCGAAAACCTAAGGACGTATTCAGCTTTTAAAGAAAAGAGAACGCAACTTATAAGGAAATATAACATAGAAGACTGTTGGAGAAGGAAAAGAAAGGTCAAGGTTGCATGGACCGAAGAAGAGGACGAGTTCCTAACACAACATCTAACTGTTGATAACTATACACTGCTTGAAGAGTTTGAAAAGAAATTCGGACAAACAAGAAGCAAGAAGGCTATTGAAGTTAGAAGAGGAATGATAAGGCAGGGACAAATTAAGAATGTTGAAGTTGATATAAATATCAAGAAAGTAGACCCTAAGAAGGTAGCATATAGGGAAAGAATGATACAGAGGGCTAGGGCCAATAATAGAAATGAAAGGCTAAAAGATTTTAATGATCTAATACCTAACAAGGACTACTCATTCAAGAATATTGGACCAAGGAAATGGAAGCAAGGTAAATATCTTTATATGAATGAATACAGTATATATTTCAGAACCAAATATGGATTTGTTGAAACACTACCAAGAAATAGGAATTTGGTCCGCATAAAAGATAATGAAACAGGTCAACCAGTATGCAAACATATTAAGCTAAGTAATATAGATAGGGCATAGGTGATAGGATGGAACTAGATGCAAAAGAATACCTGAAGCAAGTGTATAAGATAGATCTAAGCATAAAGGCATTAGAAATGGAGATAGAGGAATTAAATGCACTTGCAGAAGGTGGGTCAATCAATTATGATGAAAGAGTACAGACCAGTGGGAGAGCATCCACAGAGAGTATAATGTGCATGATAGTAGATAACAAGTCGAAATTGTACGATATGCTTATTAATAAACTAAGGTTAAAGGTAGAGATATCAGATAAGATATATAAGAACAGGGCAAAGAAAGATAAGTTCTCTTGAAAACAATATAATGATTGTACTTATAGTGATTTTGATAATATACGGTATTGTAAGGAATCTGCCGTTTTATCCGTACAGACTGCCATAAAAAAGTCGGGTTTCCCCGACTTTTTATATTTTACCGTCTCTGAATTTTTGTATAAGTTCATGTCCGACACTGATATGAAAAGGAAGTACGGGAACATCCTCTCTCTCAAACCATCTTGCCTCAGAGAGCTCTTCTTCCTGTATTGTAATCTTATCATCGCCGTCCAAGTCCGCAATAAAGGCAAGCATAAGAGAATCTGAAAATGACCAAGGCTGTGACTTATAACTTTGTATATTCTTCACCTTAAGCCCCACTTCTTCCATGACTTCTCTTCTTACAGCATCTTCAAGGCTCTCTCCTACTTCGACAAAACCTGCTACAAGCGCATAAAACTTATATGTACCCTTTGCATTCTTTGTCAGAAGCAGTCTGTTTTTATCCCTGATGGCCACTATAATTGCAGGAGATATCTTAGGATATTCTATATTCTTACACTT